AACACAGAAAAGGTTAAAGCACAAGCCGAGAAATGGAGGAAGGCAAACCCTGAAAAGGTCAGAGAAGGAAAAAGGAAGTATCGCAAGTCAAACCCTGAAAAGGTCAGAGAAGGGAAAAGGAAGTGTTACAAGGCAAACCCAGAAGTTTACAAGAAATCAGTCAAGAAGTGGCAAAAGGCCAACCCTGAAAAATGCAAAGCATACGGTCATCAGCGCAGGGCACGCCTTAAAGGTAACGGCATTGAAGACACTTCAGAGTTCAGAGCAAGGATGACCCATCCACTTGTCCGTCAGGTTTGCTTCTACTGTGGCAAGGACTGCACAAGTAGCGGGGACTGGCACTGGGACCATCGCATTCCAATATCTGCTGGTGGCCCTGATGCAGAGTGGAACCTTGTCATTGCGTGTCCTCCTTGTAATCTGAAAAAGGGTTCAAAGTATCCCAAAACACTGTTTGCAGAGGAGATTTTCAATGAACCTTGAACTGGATTGGCTACACAAGACCCTGGCATGCCTTTTACTGGCCGTGACAGTGGCCTGGTGGGTAGCTTGGCAGGGCTGGCATGCCTGCCATGCGGAGCAGGAGATAATCGTCTTACAGGTGCGTGAGTGGCAGATTGAGGAGCTATGGAGTGATGAACTGGATACTGACTGGAAAGGATTAGAATGAAGAACAAAGAAAAAAATGGTTGGGTGGTCATTGACGGGAAAAAGACCCGTAAACGTAAAGCCGGGAAACGGCACATGCTGGAATCGGCTGACCTGAGATGGAAGGCAGGAAGGATTCCGAAGACACTGAAGGTGACTGGCAGGCCACTGAACAGGCTGCTTGTGCAGACCGATGAAGGGTATGTCAATGTCAAGGACAGTAGTTTCTTCAATGTGGGACTGGAGATACCTGTATGGGTCGAGGAAGGCACGGGCCGGTTGATTTGCAAGGGTCTGCCCAGAACAGCAACCAAGTGGTGACATGAACCTGACATGGAGCGCACATCCCATCCTGCACATCCCTTCTGCTGAGGAAGGGCGCAAGATGGCAGAGGCTGGTGTTCTGGGGGAATACTGGCAGCAAAGGGAGGAGCTGATACGGCTTGAGAAGGAGAATGCATTCGCTTATGGAGCCGACCACCACAACACCCAAGACATTCCTCACCGGGAGCCCTGGCATCCAAAAGGGGTCTTTGCTCATTGGAAGGAGGTTGATGCTGCCTTGGATGACCCGAATGTGGACATCATTTACATCTTTGGTGGGAACCGGGGAGGGAAATCAAGGTATGTGGCTTCCAGGGTTGTCCGGATGATGGTCAACAAGCCAGACTACAAGGTCTGGTGTTGTCACAGCTCCAATGACAGCTCTATCCAGGTTCAGCAGCCCTACATTTTCGAGTATTTGCCTCATGCCTGGAAGGAGCAGAAACGGACTGTCAGGTCTGTTGTTAATGTGGCCTTCACTCAGAAGAACGGGTTTTCCAACAGAACTTTTGTGGGGATTAACCACAGTCAGTGTTGGTTCAGGAATTACACCCAAGACCTGGGGACATTGGAGGGAACTGAGCTGGACCTGATTTGGATGGACGAGTTGGTGCCTTTATCATGGGTAGAGACCCTGAAATACCGTCTTGTGACCAGGAAGGGCAAAATGATTGTGACCTTCACCCCGATTGATGGCTACACACCCACGGTGAAGGACGCCATGGAGGGAGCCATCATTGAAGAAACTCAGCCAGCCAAGCTGATTGACCCTACCTGGCCCAGCAATATTCCTGGTGTTCCAAGGGGACACATGCCAACGGTTGGCCGGACAAGGTCTGGCAGGGGCAAGATATTCTGGTTTTTCACTGAGTGGAACCCGTTCAATCCATTCAAGCAGATGGAACGGACCTTGAGGGGCCGAAACAGGGAAGAGGTTGAAATCCGTGCTTACGGGTATGTGACAAACCCAGTTGTGGGCAAGTTCCCTGCCTTTACGGACAATAACATCGTCAAACCAGAGGAGATACCGAGTGAAGGGACCAATTATATGTGTGTGGACCCGACTGGTGGGGATAGGAACTGGTTCATGCTTTGGCTCCGGGTGGATGACTTGGGTCGAATGTTTGTTTATCGGGAATGGCCTGACTACAAGAACTACGGTGAATGGGCACTGCCAAGCACGAAGCTGGACGGCAAGGCGGGCCCAGCACAGACAGCAGACTGCGGGAGGAACATCCATGAGTATAGGAAGCTCATCAGAGAGCTGGAACGGCTAGATGGCCCTGTTCAGGAACGCTATATAGACCCCCGCGCAGGCCGTGCAGCAGTGATTGGGCAGCGGGAGCATAATCAGAGCTTGATTGACATCTTGGCAGCACCAGAGCGAGGTGCAGGCGGGGAAGTTACCAAGGACGGGCTTGTTTTCGTGCCTGCTGCCATGCTGGAAGTGGATGAAAGCTGTTCCATGGTGAATCATCTGTTCAGATACAACACCAATGAGGAACTCTCCATCCTGAACGAGCCGAAGCTGTATGTTTCGGATGCGTGCAAGAACTTGATTTACTCCCTGAAGACTTGGACAAATGCGGACGGGCAGAAAGGTGCCAGCAAAGACCCTGTTGATGTGCTGAGATACATGATTAGCATGGACCCAATGCATGTCCAGCCCAATGCTGATTACACGACCGAGGCAGGTAGTTATTGACCTTTTTCTGTCACCCTATATAGTGTTTTTAGCGAGGGTCAAGAAAATTTATCATGTCACAGAACACCGACGACCAATTACAGGAAACAACATCACCCAACGTGGATGAACTTTGGAAGGATTTCCGAAGGTCTGCCAGCGATGACCGGACTACTCACCGAGTCAGGGAAGCGGATGAAACCAGGTTCGCTTCATGGGCGGGACAATCCAGGGACGGGAAGAAGCATGCCAAGGACTTGGGCCGTCAGCCCTTTCCGTGGGAAAATGCGTCTGACACCCGGATACGGTTGGCTGATGAAGTGTGCAACTTTTTTGTCAACCTCTCCACGTCTGCCATCTCCAGGGCCGCACTGAACGTGTCTGGCACTGAAGGAGGTGACCATGAGAACGCTGCAGCCATTGGGGTGTATTTGCGGTGGATGTTGAACACATTGATGCAGCCAGACTGGGAAGAAGAGCTGGAACTGCACTCGGAGTATGTAGCGCAGTATGGTTGGAGCGTTCTTCATGTGACCTGGGACCGATGTTATGCCCAGGTTCCCCGCGAAATCAACCTCCAAACCCTATCTGGCTTCTTAGGAGTCAATGCCCCCCAACAGTTCGAAGCTCTAACCTCTGCGCTACAAAACGAGCAGGAATACTTGGCAGACATGCTGGTGGCCACCAACGAAGGCTTGACCAGAAAGAAGGCACTGAAACACATCAAGGAACTGGCCGAAACCGGCAAGACAACCTTTGAGGTGCCTGAAATGGTGGTAAACCGCCCCAGTGTAGTGGCCCTCCGACCCTACTTTGAAATCCTGTTCCCACCGGAAACAACGGACTGGCACCGAGCAAGGTGTATTTTCCGAAGAGATTACCACACAGTGGCTGAACTGGAAGAGAAAGCAGCATCTGGGGAGTGGGATGCACGCTTTGTTGAGGAAATCAAGCGGACTGCAGGTCAAAACAGTCAAGTATGGGACTACGGCCTGTCACCTGTCATTGGAGACACTGAACGGGTGGAAGAACGGACCAACTTGGTTGAGGTTATCTATGCATACTCCCGCAGAGTGACCGAGAACGGCAACCCTGGCATATATTTGACCGTTTTCAGTCCCTACACCACCAAAGACAGCAGGGGTGACGAGTTGTATGGCAAGCATGAACTGGTGACTGAGGCTGGAGATACCTACCCTTTCGAGGTGTTCACCCGGGAGAAAACCAGACGAAGCCCGATTGAATCGAGGGGAGTGTCTGAGATTACCAGAACATGGCAGAACGAGTTCAAGGCACAGGCAGACATGGTCTTTGACCGGTCCAGCTTCGACACACTGCCACCACTTAAGGTGCCGCTACGCTACGGTCAGCGGATTAAGATTGGCCCAGGTGTCCAAGTCAGTGAGCAAAGACCAAACGACATCGGTTGGATGGAACCACCAAGAAGAGGTGCCGAGCTGGCGTTTCAGTTGATGGAACACATCAAGGACCGGACAGACCGCTACTTTGGGAGACCCAACCCCAAAATACCGCCCGTTGAGACTCAATTACACCAGCAGGCCTTCGTTCACCGTTGGCTTCGGCACATGTCCACGGTTATTCAGAGAGTGTGGGGCCTGGTTCAAAGGTTTGACCAAGACGAGCGGTTCGCAGCAGTCACGGCAACAGGAAAGCCAATACCCAGAGACCCGAATAAGTTCAACTTCAACCTGCACTTCGATGTCAGGGAGTTGGACAACGAGTTTGTGGAGAAGAAACTTCAAGCCATCTCACAGTTTGTCTTGCCTGAAGACACCTTGGGCATTGTGGACAGAACCAAGCTTATCAGGAAGAAACTGCAAGTCATTGACCCATCCTTGGCAGAGGAACTGGTGGTTGAGAATGCAGAGGCTTCCCAAAAGATGTTTGATGAAGTTAACTCACAGATAGCCTAC